GGGAAAACTTTGTAAGAGAAATAAATAACTGGTGCGAATTACCAACGGAACCTGTGCTATTTAAAGTAGGTTACGTTTTACCAACTGAAGAATTTGAAATTGAAGGTTATGAAAGTGATTCTGAAGTTAGCTTCAAATCTTTTGATCAAAGAGAAGAGGAATTTTATTTTTATTCCATGGAATTATTAAATCAGCATTTAGAAAAAGAAAAAGATTCGTTCCAACAATTATCCGAGATTTACTTATTAATCCATCAAATTAAAAATGAGATTCCAAGACCCCATTCGGAGAAGATCGATACGTTTTTAAAAGAATGTGTCAAGCTTCAAGAAAAGATGGTGGCTAAGGTTCAAAAAGACAACAATCCAATAAATAGGAAACAAACTGAATTACCGGAACCCCAATCTATTGAAGAAAATTCAGAGGCACCAGTTCTAGAAGAACTAAATAAACAAATCACTGATGCTGCAGAGGAGTTAACTTTTTACCAATCTATGAGAGAAAAATTTAAACGTATGTACCGTAACTTATGGCTTGTGTATTAAGTTTATTGGAAAAATAAAAAACAAAATTGCTACTTTATGTGAAAAAGTTAGAAGTTATTTCGGCGAAGATAGTTCTATTATTAGACTAATGAGCAGCACGAAAGCAAAAGGAAAGAAGATAATCGACAAAGCTAAAGAAATCTATTCAGGAATTATGACATTTTTGTCTACTTTTAGTACAATTTCCGGAGTTTGGTCAATAGTGAAAGGAATTCTGAAAAATATGGACGAGAAAATAACATCTACTGTAGAGAACATACTCAAGACAATTACTGACAAGTTGGGATTACCATCTATTAAGATCACAATTTCACCTTTGATGATCACAATGCTGGTTATAATGTACCATGTAGTTAAAACACCTTTTTTGAAAACATTGGTACTATTATATGGAGCCACACAATTAGGTCTGTTAGGATTTTTAAAGAAAATTGTTTCACAAGTTTGGGACGATGTAAAATCCTATGTTGAGGATGAAGAATTGGAAGAAGCAGTAGAAAGAAAAACCAAATCTTTAGATGAATTGTTGACCGATTTAAACAACAAAACTGAAATTTGCAAAAAAGGAACTTTGAGTTTGGAACAATCTATACAACAAAAAGAACCTATTACTACCGGAACAGAGATTAGTGGCAATAGCATAGTTATTGAAAAACTGCTAAAAATTGGTCAAGGTTTAGCTAAAGGTATACCTTGTGTAGTAGGAGGTTTAGGTGTAGGAGTACTATATTTGTGTGGTATTCAAAATGTCATGACAGCGGACAAGGGTAAGATCGGAGAGGAAATTATCAACAGTGCCAAAAATTTCCATTATTTATCTAGTGGAATGATTGGGTTTGAGAAATTAGCAATCAGAATTTTTGGATTTTTCGAATGGATATTTTCTAAAATTTCCACTTTTTGGCAATCTAATAGTGATAAACTATGGGAATTGAAAAAGAAAATAATGACCTTTGTACAAGAAGCTTCTGGAATGCAACCTGGTTTTATAGAAGTATACTTAATGAAAGACTATAGTTTAATTACTAAAGTCTACATGTTGATGGACCAGGCTTTGGAAATTGAAAAAGAGATTTCAAAAGGATACAGAGATTTGGAACCTTCTGTAGAAAGATCTTTTAGGATGGCATCTAAAAATATTAAAGAACTATTTCCAATTGCTAAAGCTTTATCTTGTTACATTTCAGGGCGTGAAGAAGTATTCCATGTACAATTTTCTGGAATTCCTGGATTGGGTAAAACTGATGTAATGGGAAAAATTGCAAATTTCTTAGGTGGAGTTTATGCGGATGAAACTGGTAGGGACATAAATACTCATCCATTTGTTAAAGTAGAGTCCAAAGAATTTGATGATTTAAACTACGGAGCAGAAATTCTGATTATAGATGAAATGGCAGCAACTAGTAAAATCGAAGCTAAAGAATTGGCGACATACTTAACATTTTTCAGTAAAACACCTCAAACTTTGAATCATGCCGTACTTCAAAACAAAACAATTGTCAACAATACCAAAATTATGGTTTCAGCTACTAACAACCCATACAGTAAACCTGAAGGAGTATTAACACCTGAAGCAATATTTAGAAGAAGGAAACACATCAAGATCGAACCATCTGATCCAAACAAAACTATTGGTGATTATTCTCCAACAGAGATATCGGAAATGAAACATCTTAAATTTTATTATTACGACTGTTTAGAGAACATACCAAAAGTTGTTGATGCAATGGATTTTTCTAAATTGCAAGTATTATTATCTGCCTTATACAGACATCATTTGGCAATAGATTATAGTAGGGATGTAGAATTAGGAGTAACAAAGTATCATGATTACAAATTTGCTTTAGAAAGATATTCTGGTACTTTCATATTGAACAATGGTTATTCCGAAGAAGAAAAGAAAAAACAGCTTAAAATTATGAAAGATATGTTTATAATGACTGCTAACAGACCACAGTTTATGAAAATCTTGGAGGAAGTAAAAACAGTTGAAAAATTGAAAAAAGAGTTACTGTTGGAATTTGAGAACAGAAGTAAAGAAACTGACCCCGATGATATGGAACCCGTAATACCTAAAATCAATTTCTTAGACACTACTAGTGTTTATGAAACAAAGAAAAATTACGTTAGAGCTGTTACAGAGTTAACTACTGGTACGGTTACTTTTATTCCTTGTGAAGAATATGTGACTTGTATAACTCAACCCTTCTTTGATTATTCATTGTTCACTTTACAAACTAAGTGCGAACATTGTGCCTCAATTAATGGTAAGTGTTTACATTACAAGAAACCACTTGATGCTACAGGTTCAATGTATAGTGATGCTGCAATGATTGATGCTTATTATTTTATATCAAATGCATTGTTTATGGGTAAAGATATGCAAGATATTGTCAACGATCGAAAGACAATAAACAATATTAGAGAATCTGCTCTAATGCTATCTGACATGAGAGAATATATTGCTAACAGAGACAAAATCAGTCTGGATACATTAAAAAGACAAATTTATGAGAAATATTTTCAAACATCAAATTTCTCTTTCTTTTTAAAGATAGCACAAGCTGCTATCATGTGGATGGCTTTTAAAGCTGTTGTGTCCGCTCTAATGTACATTTTTGAAGACCCAGTTGAAAGAAGGAGTTACAATTCCTTAGACCCGAAGTTGAGTCCACATAAAAATAGATTATTGGTACAAAGAAGAACTTTTTATGATGAAGATGTACCAGAAATTACGGAAGTAAATCTAGATTGTGAGCAAAGATTAATTACTCAACACACTTATCGTCTTGAATTGTACGATAGAGAATTCACAAAACAACTTGCTTATAATAACACAATCCATATCAAAGGTAACTTGTTTTTATCTAATGCCCATTTGATTAGAGATGATCAGAGAGGAAAAATTTTTGGTGTTAAATTGTATAAATTAAATGACACCGTGATCCACTCAGGATTTATAGATGCAAATAAACCGAAAAGATTATGCACTATAAATTCTACATCTGAGTCAATGTTGTTCCCAATTGAAGGTATTAGACTATCTGGAGACCTCACAAAAAATTTCATGTACTCTAAAGATTGTACAATTGAATTGTTGAATTTCGGAAATTACGATGTTTTAGATGTTTATGACAACAAAAACAGCAAAAGTGTGAAAGTAACTTCAAACTTTAGCAAAGTCAACGCTAGATTTATGGAGTGGGAAAAGAAATTAGGAGGAGCAGACATGTTTACAACATATTGTTTTCATACTAGGACAACAAGAGCAACTCCTAGTGGTAGCTGTGGTATGCCAATTTGCTTTAGAGACAGAAAACATTTAGGTTACATTGTGGGTATTTTTATGGCTGGCACTAGTGATGAAGAGTATTTTACTCACATTACTAGAGATATGCTTGAAGATGCTATGAAAAACTTCGATGTAATTCCTAAAGTTGCAATCATTCAACCACTTGAAGTTTTTGAAAAACCAAAAGAGGAAATCAAATATAATGAGATTGCTCCAGAATTGGAATTTGTTGGAACACACACGTATGACATATCAACGGGATGTCATACCAAGTTTGTACCTACTAGAGTCTATAAGCAAATAATGGAACCCCTAGTAACACCAGCAATTTTGGGTCCAAAAGATAAAAGGTACCAAAAATTATTGACTATGTATGATACTGTACAACATCCATACGCAGAAAGTATCAACATAGTCAACGGAAATAGTAAAAGTCACTACTATGACGAACAACAACAAAAAACTTTTGTAGAGTATTTAACTAATTCTCTATTGAAAACTAACAACATTGTAGCTGCAAGAACAATATCAATCTACGAAGCAATTGCAGGAATTCCTAAACCAGGAGGAAAACCAATGAACATCAAAAGTTATGCAGGATTAAAGTATGCTTACTCTAGAAAACCAGGCAAAACAATGTTGTGGAAAAATTATCCAGATGGTCGACGAGATATTACCGACCAATTCATTGCGGATATTGACGAATACATAACCACAACTAATGAAGGAAAGATACCATCTAACGTGAAAGCAATGTTCCCAAAAGATGAAACTGTCACTTTTAATAAAGTAGAAGATCCTAATAAAATAAAAACTAGATTAATAGGGACAGGAAATGCAGTTCACACAGCAGTAAATCTTATGATTATAGGCGATATGGCTAGATTAGACGCCTTAGATTGTAATTCTAATCATAGAACTACAGGAATCAACCCCGTTGTGGACTGGGACGGTTTAGTGAATTCATTAGTAAAAGACGATTACACGGATTTAGACAGGATTTTAGAATGGGATGTAAAAGCTTGGGAATCCACCATCACTGAACAAGAACTTTTAATGGTTGCAAAAGCATACATTAAAGTGTTAAAAATG